CTATTGTCGGGTCCTCTTCGCTTTTAAATTGAGTTTCCTCGGATTCTACAATTTGGACTGACTCCAAAGCCTTTAGATGGTTTTCTAGTTGTTTTAATCCTATTTCAAGTTGAATCATTCCCTCGTCTGTAAGGTCACCATTGCGCAAAATGTTGCAAAATTTAGCCAACATTTCCTCGCTCTTTGGCTTGTCCCATGATTTCATTGATTCAATCGGGGTGTTTGGATTGGCTCCCCAAGTTACTGTTGAACCCTCCCAAAGTTTTATTTCTCTAATTTCTCGATAACCAGCCTTGTTGTCGGACTTAATAATTTCAAATCCAACTGAATGCTCGTTAAAAACGCCCTCTGCATAAAGTTTTATTACGTCCTTTCCGTAACTGGTTTCGGTAATCTTAGAGGTAAAGCGCAATCCTTTTGCGTCTTCCATTAATTCCGTAGGCTTACCCAATGGCATCAAAGGATTGTGCTGCAAAAGGTGCATAATTCTATTGCGGCCCATTGGTCCGTTTTCGGCAACAGTCTTTTTGTAAGCGCCCGAAACGATAACATCGCCGTCAGAATCTATGTTATTGAATGCAGAAAAATAACCAGTCACGATGCCTTTAACATCGTCAACGTCTTCGATTATTCCTTGGCTTATATTCTTGTAAATCATTGCGTCATTTTTTGTAAAAATAAAAGGCTAGAAAAAAAAAGCAAACCAATAAATTATTGATTAATGAAATGCATTGCTTTGGCTTCGCTTTCTTGGAAAAGGCTTGTATAATTTTTATAACCGCCCTCAATATCGCTTTCGCTTGGGCGCTGAAAAGAAAGGAACGGCACGCAAATATAACTGTTCCCTCGTGGGTGGACTTTTGTCCTAAAATATTCGTCAATTGGAATATCCAAATCAAATTGGGCCATTTCCTTTGCAAAGCCATGCGAATAAAGTATTGCGTGCGTGGTCCAAGCGCCGTAGGTCCTAACCAATCCCTTACTTATTCGGTCAATTCTTGAATCTTTTATATTAGCCCCAAGCATTAACATATCCCAGTCGGCTGGCAAGTCATTAATTGCGTCTTGTAAATTTGTGGCCCAACCCCTAAACGTTGCATCGTCCTCAAATATCAAAACGTCGCCCTCGCATTCTTGAAATATTTTTTTAAAGGTTTTTGCTAATCCAAGCCAGCCCCATTCATGCTGAATTGCGCTTACCCTTTCTAAATTAAAATGAGGTGCCAACTCATTCATTGACGACCTCCATTTGTCTTTGCGGTGATCTAAGTTGATAACGTAAGCAATCATTTGCGCATCGGTAAGCCGTCAACGTCTCGCATTATTCTAAACACAACCTTGCATCGGCAATTACATATTTGATTGGCGCCAGCACCTTTTGAGGCGTCACCTGGTTGGCCCATTTCAACGCCGCCAACAATAAAGTTTTGGTCGAATGGAATCCAAGGCTTAGACCTCATTTCTGCATGATCTGGACGCGTGCGCGTGTCGGTCGCTGGAATCCATTTCTTTTCGTACATGAAATCCGACGTTTTAGACGACTCCATAGCAGCCACGTTGGTAGCGGTTACCATTTCAGTCCTAACAATTAATTTGGCTCTGTTTCTAAATATTACCGCAACGGATTGCTCTATATTTCGGGCAATTTCTAGCGCGCCAAGACCCTCGTTTAATCCGCCTAAAACAATGTTTCGGATTATCTTTTGGCTGGTTCTGTTGATTTCTATTAAAGTCTGCGGCAAGTTTCTGACTGCAAATAGGCGCATAAAGTCACGCCAGCCAGCGCGTAAGGCTTCTTTTGTTGCTTTTGTTGGCGGTTGTATTGCGTTATACATGGCGTCAGCGTATGCCGTGCCAGCCACAACGTAAAGGCTTTCTAGCGTATCGGCCAAAGGCGCTGGGCTAATTAGGTCGAACTCGTTTAAATTACCTGGCGCCTCTTTAATCGCATCCAAATAAGGCTGCATTTGCTTTTTTAAAGCCGTGTAAATTTGCTTTTCGTAGCGCTTTTCGTAACGTCTCTGCAATGCATCCAATTGCTTTGCAAGCGCTAGGTCTTTTTTAGTTGGATTGGGCATAATCTCCCAAGTTGTCTACGTCGTCAATAGGTTGCGCTGAAAACTCAGACAAGGTCATTAAACCTTGCGGGATAAATGGCTGCTCCATCAATGTGTTGTCAAACTCGCCGTAGTTCATGGCTGCGCGCTTTTCGTTTGGAGTCAACCACCAAGCCTGGGACAATTGGCCAACCAACTTATCCATGTCGTCTTGCATCTCAGGATATGCCATATAGTCAAAATCCAAGAATAGATTTTTGTTACCATACGAGGACAAAAGCCAGTTGTTAAGCACGTCTCTAATTTCAATGTGCAAGGGACGGACAACGTTATTAATTAGGGCCTTATAAGCCGTTTCGGTATTGTTAAACGTGCTGGCCTCAGTATCGCCAAGTAATTTAGCATCGACGCCATAAACGCGGCATAATGACCTTAAAATAACTTTTTGCGTGTCAATGATTGACATATCAACCGCGTTCATTCCCATTTGAACCCAAGACAATTTGGCTGGCGTAATAATTACGTCGCCCGCTCTGTTTGCGCCCTGGTAATTGCTTGCATAATCTTCCTTGAGTCCTTGCGCTTGTTCGCGTGTAATGTTAACCGTTCCGTCCCCTGTTAAGATACCACGCGCACCCATGTTTTGAAGCATACTTAAAAGCGCTTGCTTGCCATCGTTTGACGTAGTAAGATCACGAACGGCGGACCGCAAAGGTGAGGCGCCATAAAGATGGTTAGCAGTTCCAGCGGTATAACTTAAATTAATATTTTTTAGGTGTCCAACGTTATTGGCATTGATGCGCTCATAACCGTTATAGGTTAATCGATATTCCTTAATCGGCTGGTTTAAACCGCCTGAAATAATTTCCATATACTGCGCTGGCAACGAATATAAAGCAATAATTGGGGCGTTTGGTTGCTCCCCACGTCTAGCGCCATAAATGTAAGCGTTGCCAGTAATTAGACGGAATGCCGCAATTTCTTTTAAAAGGTTGTCCCAAGTTTGGAACTCGTTTGGCTTTTTAAATAGTTTCTCAAGTTCGGGAATGTGGACCTCTTCTAACGCCTTTGTTTTAAGTCTCTCGGCTTGAAATTTTGCGCCTGAGTTGTCAAAGTTTCTTGACATTGACTTGTAGTAATTCAATGCCTTTTGGTCCTTTACTTCATAAACAACAATCGGCGCGGTGCTTACCTTGTTAATGATTAAGTTGATAATTGCGTAAAGGTCAGAGTTAAGGTATAGACCTTTTTCGATAAAATTTTGCGTTGTTGGAGCGGTCCAAATCACGTTGTTTCCCAAGTAAGGAAAAACCGCGTTTAAATATGTGGAATCTTTTTGGTTAAAGCCTAGCGCTGCTTTAATTCTATCTATGTAATTCATTCCGTTTGCTTTTTTTGTAAAAATAGGCTATTAAAATAAAAAAATCATTCAATATTCTAAACGTGCCAAAAATCTTGGCTTGTTAACATCAATTCTGTAAATCCCCAAACCATTGCGTCGACTCGGTCAGGCGATTTGCCTTTGTCAGGTTCAAAGGTAACCATTTGATTCTCTAATAATGGAAAACTGCCAACGTGAAATATTTTGTGTTGCTCATAAAGCGAATAAATTGGCTCGGCCCTTACAAATTTCCCTTTTGTTGCAGTTACAAGTTTTATTCTAGCGGTCGTGTTTTGTGACCTTAAAACGTTTTCGACCATGTCACCGCCTTGGTTTTTTTCTGCAACTATGCAATCAGCATTCCAGTTTTTAAACGCTTGCAACGAAACGCTGGCCCATTCCGTTGGTGAATATTTACCGCTAAGGTCCTCTAAAACATAACCTTTGCCGTTGGAGTCTTTACCGCAAACAATTATCCCTGTTTCGTCGCTGCCCATTAAGGCCGTAGTTGCTGGATCAATTGCAACCACAATGCGTGCCAATTCAGGCTTAGCGCTAACCCTTGCTCGTTCAATTATTGGTCGATTCCAAAGCAATCCCTCTGCATCGTCTAGCCATTTACCCAAAAATAAATGCTCGTAACGGTGAAGGTTTTCTTGCTCAACGCGCTTCGCCTGGTCAATAAATGACTGGCTTAAATTATGCTCGTTGTCTAAAAACGTGGTGTGAATGTAACTGGTATCGTTGCGCGTATGCTTTACAAATCGGCTATAAATCCAATGGCTTTTATAACTCGGATTCATTACCAAAATAACGCGGTTTGGCTTGTTTACGGCACGAATTGAAAGGTCTATTCGGTCAAAAACGTCCTCGTCCATTAATTCCTCCGATTCGTCAAGAATGAAGGTTGTAACGCCAGCAATTGACTTCAGATTAGCCGTTGCGGTCCCTTGGCTTGTCTTTATGCCTCGAAACAAAATCTTTGATCCTGTAGCCTTGTTTATAATCTCGCTTTGTGTAATTTCAAAGTCCTCCGCCTTATTCATTAACTCTATTTTGTCAATAAACTCGGGAATAATTGAAATAAACGCACTGGTTAAAGTCCAACGCGTAAATAAAATAACGTGGCCATCCTCGTAAGTTAGGTTTAACAAAAACATTGACAAGGTCCACGACTTACCCGAACCACGACCGCCAGTAATTAGGTAATAACGCGTTTTAGGCGTCTCTAAAAATAGCGGCTCGTATTTGTCAATTATTTGGATTTTATCCATTCGATTGGCGGCGTTACTTTCTCGCCTTGGGTTGTTACGTCAACGACTTGCTTAGGCATTCCAAAACGATAATTAAGCCAGCATTTAATTGCCTGAATGTCGCCGTCTTGGCATTTAACCCAAAGCGCACGCCATGCGTCCTCAGGGACTGCTATCGCGTCCATTTGTTCAATTATCTTAATCTCGTCGGCCTTTGGCTTTCTGCCTCCGCCTGGTCTTGCTCCACCGTGTCCGTTGCTCATTTTGCAAAAACTTGTTTATCCAAACAAAAATAAAAAAAAGTCTAA